CAGATGCTAGAAAAGCGAACTGAAATGATGAAAGCTATGAAGCAGATGGTGAAGTGATGTATCCTCCTGAAGCGCAACCTGAAGAAGCTGGAAGTTTGGGGGATTCGGCTGAAATCACTCCATTGGGGATTCCTGGATATACGAATATCCCGGAGAACCTGAGGAATTGCCTTAAGGATATCGTAGATACTTACGATAAGGAAGAAAAGCCTATTCGGGAGCGTCATATTAGGGAATTGAAGCGCGCGGATGACTTCTGGCACGGATTGCAGTACGCGATTTGGGACGATGCAATCGGAGATTTCCGCACTCCTAATCATTTCCTCGAAACTGGAACTGAGGAAGAAATCAACCCGAATATCTTCAACAAAATCAAAAATATCTACAAAGCTCACGGGGAATCGGTAATTTCGGCGCTAACTAGCGGGCTACCTTACGTTCGCTACTATCCTCAGAACGCTGAAAATAGTGATGATGTTAAAACTGCGCGGGCTTACTCTAAAATCGAGGAATTGGTCCAGCGCCAGAACCAAGCCTATCTACTTTTCGTCCACGCACTTTACATTCTATTCAATCAGCCCTTCGTTGCGGCGTACAACTACTCGCATCAGGATAAAAAATACGGTCAAATCCAAATGCCAGTAGAGGGTTCTCAGGAAATGGTCGAAAATACGCATTTTTGCCCCGAGTGTGGGACTGAAATTGCGAGTGACCAGGAAATGATGGGAGAACCTGAGGGTCCACCTGAGGATTTAGGCGAAGAACTCGCAGATAAACCAGAAGCAGGCACGGAAAGCCTAAATGATGAGTTCGGCGATCCTAATTTAATGGCAAATCCCCCAGTGGATGGGTCTGGTGTCGAGGATTTACCGCCTTCTGGGCAGGAATTAGGAGAATTAGAGGGAGTCGGGGGAAGTGTAGCAAGCGCGGGGATGCCAATTCAGTGCCCTGAATGCGGCTATGATGGCATATCGATGGTTAGCCAGTCTACTGAGAGGGTTCCAGTAATCCTAAAGTGGGATGAAGTCAATAAAATCAGGGAATGCATCGAAGTTTACGGTCCGTTGAATGTCACGATTCCCCATTACGTGACAGAAATGAAACACTCTCCCTACATCCGGCTAGATGGGGAATGTCATATCGCGTATGCGCGGGAACAGTGGCCGCACATCGCTGAGAAGATTCAACCCTCTACGGATGACAACAAATATGACAAATGGGGGCGTACTCCTACAGCTTTTAATGACGATCCACCAATGGGGTTGGTTACTGTTAGGCGTTTTTGGCTACGTCCTTGGGCTTTTAATGTCTACCAGAAGCCGGGAGTAGCTGAGGGTGAGATTAAACGGCTAAAGGAACTATTCCCGGATGGATGCTACGTAGTTTTCGTGAATGATGAGTTTGCTGAGGCGTACGCTGAGGAACTGGATGCCCGGTGGACAGTTACTCGCACACCTCTATCTAATTTCATTCATGGAGATTCTCTCGGTAAGAGTTTGATGCCCATCCAGGAAGTTACGAATGAACTATTGAACCTGAATATCCAGTCAATTCAATATGGCATACCTGAAACTTTCGCGGACCCCGCGGTTTTGGATTTTAAGGTTTACCAGAAAGTCGAAGCAGGGGCGGGATTGGTATTTCCTGCGATTCCCGCGCCTGGAAAATCCATGCAGGATGCGTTTTTCACGAATAAAGTTGCTACATTAAGTAAAGAAGCAATGGAATTCGGGGAAACACTCAATCAGGACGGCCAGTTCGTTGTGGGTAGTTTTCCATCGATTTATGGCGGTCCGCAAAGTGGAGGTGGTCAGACTGCCGCAGAATACTCAATGAGCCGCGCGCAGGCACTCCAACGGCTAGGCTTGACTTGGAAGATGCTTAGTCTTTGGTGGGCGGAAGTTATGAGTAAGGCAGTAGCCAGCTACGCTAACAACATGATGGAAGATGAAAACTTCGTCCGCGCGCAGGGGGATTCTTACGTCAATGTTTGGATTCGTAGAGTAGAGCTGGAAGGCAAGGTTGGTGGAGTTCTACCCGATGTAGATGAGCAATTCCCAACCAGCTGGGCGCAGAAGCGCGAAGTTCTACTGGATTTCCTGAAACTTGGAAATGAGGAAATCAATCAGTTCCTATTCCTCCCGGCTAACCGAGCCAAGATTGGAAGTCTCATTGGTCTGAATGATCTGGAGATTCCTGGAGAGAAGGATATCAATAAGCAGCTAGCCGAAATCACCGAAATGTTGCAGGCAGAAGCAGTAATGCCTCCAGTCGATGAAATGGGCCAGCCGTTACTTGACCAGATGACCGGCCAGCCAATGCAAGGCTACAGTAGTATTCCAGTTGACCCAGATTTGGATGACCATGAAATACACGCTGAAGTTTGCAAGGGCTGGCTGAATGATGACGTAGGATTGGAACTAAAGAAAATCAATCCTCCAGTCTACATGAACATATTCCTGCATTTCAAGGAACACGTTCAGTACATCCAGATGGCGCAGGAACAGCAGATGCAGCAGGAAATGCAGATGGCCGAATTTCAAAGCGGCCTAAAAACTAACGAACAAGTAGCAAATAATCAATCCAAGCCCACGCCTCGTGGAAAAGAAGGTGGGAGTAAAAAATGAATCCTAAGTTTCTAGATTTAAAAGAGTGGAAGTTTCCGGATGACGTGGGAGCCGGTAGCGGTGGTGGGACATCATTTGGAGAAGCTGGCGATGTAGCTATCCTGGAAAGCGACGATGCAGAAATTACCGGCGACGATGACGACGGACCAGAAGATCAATCTGATAGTGAGGATGCTGACAAGGCTCGCAAGGGCGGAAAAGGCAAAGGAAAAGAGGAAGACGAAGATGGCGAAAAAGAAGATGAAGATGAAGATCAGGAAGTCGAAAGAGATGAATCCGCTGAAGAAGACGAAGAAACGGAAGAAGTAGAGGTTGAATCGAAGCCAAGACTAAAAGAAATCACTGCGAAGTATCCAAAGCTGTTTAAGGAATTCCCTGCGCTAAAGGATGCCTATTTCCGCGCGAATGCCTATTCGGAGCTATTTCCTAGTGTTGATGACGCTAAGGAAGCAGCGGAGAAGGCAGAAACGCTAGATGGATTTGAGGCGGCCTTAGTGGGGAAGGGAAGTTCCCTTGAACTGCTAAATAGCATCAAGGATACTTCGCCAGCTGCACTATCTCGTTTCGTGGATAAATTGCTTCCTACGCTCTATGAGTTCGATTCTAAACTGTTCTACCAAGCCACAGAGCCAGTTACCCGGCAATTACTGTGGTCCGCGCACCAGCACGGATTGAAAACTGGCAACAAGAATTTAGTTGCTTCAGCCCAGCATATCTCGAATTATCTGTTTGAAGATCCTGAAGTAAAGCAGCCGAGAGCTAAAGGAAAGGCCGACCCAGAGTTAAACGAGGAGCGGCGAAAACTGGAGCAGGATAGAAACCAGTTTGAAGGTCAGAAGCGCGGCGAGTTTGTGGGGGATCTTCACGCTAAGGCTGGCAAGCAACTAGTTAAGATTATCAATGATGGACTTGACCCAAAAAATGCAATGACCGCATTTACTCGGGACGCCATCACTGACAAAGTTATCGAGGAAGTGGGGAGACGGCTAGAAGCCGACCCGCGGCACATGGCAAGGATGAAAAGTCTCTATACTCGGGCTGCGAGGGCTGGTTATCCAAAGGCAATGACAGACCAAATCTCATCGGCTTACCTGTCGGCCGCAAAAGCCTTGGTTCCTGGCATTCGTAGCGAGATGAAACAGAAAGCCCTGACGGGCAAAGTTGTCAAAAAGCAACTCCAAGGAAACCGCCAAATCGGTCAAGGTGGTGGAGCTGGAAATGCTGGAGGGAACGGGCGCGGGCCGTCGGCGAAACAAGTCGATTGGTCTAAAACCTCGGACGAAGACTTCTTGGCGGGAAGAATTACGCTGAAGAAGTAAAAGGACAGAACGATGCTTACAGAATCTCAGGTAGTTGCCACCGAAATCGAGCGCGTTGCGCCGAAGGTGCCAACTCTTTTCGATAGGGATAGCGTTTTCTACGCTACCATCGAAAAGCGGGATGTGGAGAAGATTTCGGCTCGTGACATGAGGATTCCACTGGAAATTCGGCCCGGTGGAAACTTCGGTCACTACGATCCAGACGGCGGCGATCTGGGTCTTGGCGATGGACCGACCTTCGATAAGGCGGTTATCAATACTGTGCATCTGCGCCATGCTATTCAGTGGACCAAGAAATCAGAATGGGCCACCGATGATGCACGGAAGGCAGTGCTCAATACCTTCCGCCACTTGATGGCGAAATCCATGTCAGAGTTCCGGCGTCAGGTTGATTCGTTGACTATGACAGCTGGAGATGGTGCGGTGGGAACTGTTACATCAGTGAGCACTACGGCTGGTGTGGATACAGTTACCTGCACCACGGATGGATTTGGTACTCGCCTACTGCGATTCGGGCAGTATGTGAATATCTACAACGCGGCCCTGACCACAAACAGGACGGCGGGCGCGGAACGCAAGATTTCCGCGCATGATCTGGTCAACAAGACTTTCGCAATTCCATCAGTTACCGGCATGATCGGAACTGATAGGGTTGTGATTTCTGGCTTGACTGCAACTCCCCCAGTTAGTTTGTTTGGTGTTCCGTATCACCACTCAAACGCTTCGACTGGGACTTGGCTTGGATTCCCCCGGAGCACCACACCGGAAATCCGCGCCAATCGAGTCAACGCGGCAGGAAACCTCGCGTTGTCGCATTCCCGTCTGGCCCTCAATCGTATTGGGGACCGCGTGGGAATCGAAAATGGATTCAATCCCACCGCGTGGATGCATCCATGCCAGGTCCAGGCTTATGAGGCACTTGGTCAGCTAGTCTCGGTAATCAATAAAACGGCTGGCGAGACTGGCCTGAACATGTACTTCAACGATAATATGCGGCTGGCCGGTGCGGCAATCCGCAAATCGTTTAGCTGGGACAAGACGAGAATCGATTTCGTCATTCCTGAAGTGTGGGGTCGTGCAGAACTCCACCCGGCAGGATTCTACGAAGTGGATGGCCGCAAGTTGTTTGAAATTCGCGGTGCATCAGGTGGTGTTGCTTCAAGCCAGGTTTTCTATCTGGTGGCGAGCTTCAACTTCTTTGTCAACAATCCGGCAGCCTGCGCGTACATCGATGGGCTGACTGTGCCTTCGGGCTACTAGCACTAGCTAGAAAAGAAGGAGAGCAAAATGCCCGAAACTCCAAATCTCTTCCAGGTTGGGGGCCAGAACAATCCTGTTTCTGGTCCAATCGATCTGGTAATCACAGCGAATGTGATTACTCCCACTGCGCTAGTCAATCGAGTTGCTGCGGCTGGTGGCTTGATTAAGACAATCACAGTACCTTGGCCCGGATTCGCCGGGTT